ATTAGTAATATTTGTCCCGACTGATATTTCTCCAGATTGTAGAACTGCACCAATGGGACTTCCCGATATAGTTACACCATAGGACTGAGGCAATGCACTATAAGGATTACTTAGAACATTTGCCTGACTATAAACCAAGCCGCTGCCTAAACTGGCTGTAGGTACTGTAAACGGATTTCCTATTGCTGCATTTACAGCGGCATTAATAGCCTTAAGTCCTATACTGGCCAGACTTTGTCTTGCTAAATTTGTAAAATTAGCATTCTTTAGGTTCTTAGCCAAATTATAGGCATTCAACAGTGCGTTGAATATATTTGCGCCTGCTCCTTGGCCATCAGGTCTGGCAAGATCTTTAGTACCATTGGCCAGTGCTCCAACTAGCCCATTATCATCATAAATGTTTGTTATGCTAGTGCTAATTGGGCTTTGTGTATTATCATAATGAATGGTAGCAAATCCATTTACATCTACAGGATTTATATAACCAGTTTTATATTTGACAGTTTCAAACACAACAGTCATTTGATTTTCTAAAATGCCATTGCCTTGTTCACTATTGTGCTCGCCATGGCGCCAATCCGCAATAACTGGATTTATTAGTTCGTATTCAGTAAACCTTTTGTTGTGCAGACTAAAAATTTGTATGCTATTTAAGAAAGGTACTGTACTGGAATTTCTAGGTGTATAACCCCAACTGTCAGTTAATCTAGGTTGATACTTGTGTGGAACATTGTAATATGATTCAGTATAGTCGCTGTCTCTATAGTAGTAAGTGTAATAGTCATTCCAAAACTTTGTAACAACATCTGCTGCATCATCATGAAAGGTAATGCTAATAGGGTCGTAGCTTATGTTTGTTTGTATTATATTTTTTCTATTGTACGCATTAAGTGTTTTAGTGGCAATTCTGAAATTAGGCAAACCAACTCTTTTGGCCAATAATCCAACTTCATATTGTTCTGTAACTGTTTGACTGCTGACCGCGCCTGTAAAAATTTGTTGACTAAAAAGTGCTGTAATTTGTGATAATAAATCATTACCTAAATTGTTGTTGATATTAATCACAACATAATATAAAAAGCTTTGTTTAGGTGCTAATCGAAAAGTGTCGGCCAAAAATAACTTAGTAGCATGTTCATAAGGATGCGTGTAAGTTCCTGGTGTTAAAGGCTTTAAGTCTGCGTTGTACAAGGTGGCCATGTTAATATTTATTCCACAAAAAACCCACTCGAAAGTGGGTTTTTGAATAGTGCATTTATAATCAATTAACCAGTAACTGTAGTACCAGTGCCTCTTGGTACAGGATTGCCTACACCACCTGGATTGGTAGTCTGTAGTGCATTGTCCATTCTTACTGTCATGGTAATTGTCATTGCTTCGTTGCTGCCGTAATTTGCTTCACTGTAATTAACATCACTTAAGAAGCAACCATATAGTTCCCATGTTTCTAGTACTACAGGTTCAATGGCCCCGTTACCACCGTCTAGCATTTCAATTCTAGCAGTAAACTTATAGTCGATACCAGCACTAGCACTGGCCTGTTCCATAAAGTCAAACTGTTTCTGTAGCTGTTCGCCAACCAATCTGCTGACATTACCACCTGCATCATCACGCAATACTACCTGCGATGCTTGCCATGTAGGACGACCTGCAATGTATACCATGCTGTTATACACTGGTAGTGTGATTGGTTCCATTGCAACTTGTGGGCGAGCAAAACTAACAACTTGTTTTGTTAGTTCTGTAGTAGGTGTACTGACACCAAAGTTTTCAAAACTAGCTCTAAAACGAAACGCTAGTTTGGGCATCAACAGGCCCTGTGTGGAAGCACTTTGGTTTCCACTTAGGGGTACTGTGAATTTTGTTAATGATGAAACTGCCATTTTAATTTGCTCCTGTTCCTACGGGTTGAGCTGGTGCAACATTGTTACTGTTTAGCTGACCTGCTGCTACCAATCTAATTGGGATGTAGATAAATTCAACATCTTTAGTTGGCTGTATAGCAACATCTACCCACAACTCATTTCTGTTAATACGATCTGGTGTGTTGTTAGATGTATCGCAAACTACCAAATAGTCTGCTACACCGCGTTTAGCTACTAGGTCATTTAATAGACTGTTAACTACAGCGGTCATGCTATTTCTTGTAATGCTGTCGTTTGGCTCAAACAAGAATGGTTTACTCAACACATTCAATTGTTTTCTAATGTAGTTGATCAATCTTGAAACATTGATTCTATCCAATGCACTTGGTAGACTGGCCAATGTCTTTTGACCGTATACAACTAAACCTACACCAGGCAAACTTGTAATTGGGTTGATTGCATTGGTGTAAAGTATGTCACGAAGTCCTTGATTGATACCAACACTTACAAATGCGCCTGTTGATGCATTTACATATCCAATTGCATTTAGGTTATCAATTACGCCTCTGCGTGTACCTGCAGGAGCAATCCAAGGATAGCTTGCATTGTCACTGTTTAAGATACTTCTTAGTGTAGCATGGCTTGGTGGTACAACCACTGTAGCACCAGACAAGTCAGTTGTCTGTCCACTTGGGTAATACAATCCGACATATGGATCGCTGGTGTTAAGGCCATCTTCACCTGTTGCAGCAGCCTGTGCTGTATTCTGTGCCCATGCTTGAATAGCTGTGCCTGTAGCTGGTAATCTAAATGGAGTGTCACCTATAATAAATGCTGTGTCATCTCTATCGTTATTCAAAGCTATCATGTTAGGAATTAGCTCTGGATAACCAGGACATGCAATCAAATTGAATTGATTTGCATCTTCACGCAGTGTAGTACTGCTGTCGATTGCAGATTTCAATGCTGCTACAACAACACCACGCTGAGCTTTTCTTCCAAAATTAGGAATATTCATACTGTCATAACCACTTGCACTTACCCAAGTTGATGTTTCGCTTGGGATAGTTTCACCAGGATAAGCTGCTTGATTAAAGTAGTTGTACTTATACTGTTTAACATTGTAACCACTAGCTCTTGTGTTAAACAACAAAATACCTTTTGGATACAACAATGGATCAGGTGCATCCAAGTCTGTATAATTACTTTCTGATAGGTCTGCTATGGTAGGAATAGTTCCTGTTGCTACATTTGTTGTACCAGTAGTATCCCAACGTGCATCAGCAAAAATAATACCGTTTTGACCTGTGCTGTCTGTTAAGTCGATAGCTACCCATTGGTCAATACCGCCGACACTTTGCCATCTGTATAGTGCTGGATAGTTTTCTAGATCACTTGTGTCTACCCATAGATCACCATAGACCAGAGCTGTACCATCATCTTGTACTGTAGGAGCACTAGCACTGATAATAGGACCTGTACTGTTAGTATTTTGTAGGTTATAACCTCTAATGTCTGTTGTAGCTGTGCTTCTGTAGCCTAACCATGCAGAACCATTGCTGTACATAATATCAACGCGACTTGGTGTATTATAATACCAGTATGTGTTATTAGCAGGAGCAACATAAGGTTGTGTGCTTGTGTAGTAATAATCGTCTGTGCTTAAAGGAGCCCAGTTGGAGCAAGACAACACGCTTACATTTGCAGATCCACTATAAATGTTTGTACCATTTGTAGCAATACCTACATTAGCAAGTGCTGTTCCATTTATGTCAGATACAAAAATATCACCGCCTTGGCTATGAGTGATGCTTACTGCACCGCTTGTAGTAATATTTGCAGTAACATAAGGAATGTCTGCTGCTACGATATCAGCCACCATACCAGCTGGAGTAGCTGTAGTTACAGTTACATCATATGTGTCTATTGTTGATAAAGTAAGATTACCTCTAAGTTGGAATCTAACCTTATTACCTACTGAAGGATTTCCAATATTAGCAGTAATTTTTGAACCAATGGCTGTCATTGCGCCACTATTTTTTCTATAATACAACTGTGTTCCTAGTGTAGGGGTTGTATTACTTGCAAGAGAATATGCCAAGTAGTCAACATATACTGTGTCTACTAGAATATTAATGCCGCCGCCTGTTGGATCTAATCCAAATGTTGCATTAGCAGCTGTATCATAAGAATTTACAGTTTTTGGATCCCATGTTAATGTAGAACCGTTAAATTGGCTTACACTTAGATTTAAACCTGCACCTAAAGCACTCGACTTGTGCCATACACTACCACTTGGATAACCTTCGTTACCTGCTACATTGCCGCCCCAACTTGGGTTTGCATTATATGGGCCTACTGTGACTGCTGGTGCTTTGTAAGTTCCAGCGGTGATGCCTAATTGTGTAAGTGTTGTACCGCTTGTGTCAGATAGCGCAGCGGTGCCGTTACTGCGTGAATTTGCCAAAATTGCAATTGCCATTTGTCCGGAGCTTGTGATCCAACTGCGTACATTGCCAACAAGATCAATATTAGCACTGATAGCAGATAAATTAGATCCCAATGGTACAGTAATTGTAACTCCATTGACTGCTATTGTGCCTGCACCACTGGCAGCAAAGGTGCTGCTGATTGCAGTACTAGTAATAGCTGCTGTATTTTGTTGCCAACCCACATTGCCAACTTGGTTCCACTTATTTGTTCTATCTTTCTTAAAGATAGGTTGTTCTGGGTCGACTACATTAACTGCGTAAGTACCAACTGCGCCTACATTTGTAGCTGGTACTACATTTCCGCTTGTCAAATAAGTAGCGTCATTAATTACAGTTACAGTTTGATTATTAAAACTGGCTGTAACTGCATCCCACTCATAAACACCCCAACTAGAAGTTGATGTGTCTAACCAAAAAGTTCCATTGTTGGGATTTTTAAGTGGTCTAGCAGTGGTGCCTGTAAGAGCAGCTAGGTCAACATCTGCTCTTTGAACATACATGTTGTTGCTTACGCCTAATGCACTGTAAGCTGCTAACAAGCCATATTCATTTAGTTCGTCGCCGTTTAATGGGGCGCCAGCTGCTGTGGTACTGAACAAAGGTGTACCAAAAGTAGTTACTAGATCACGCTGACTAGTGATGTTATAAAGCTGTCCTGCATTTTCAGCAAGTGTGCCAGCAGCATAAGCTGTGCCGCCTGGGGCTACTTTGTCTTGTGCTGTGGCTAATAAAATGTACGCTGTACTTCCTGTGGTAGCTGGAGTGTAATTACTTTGATCAACTACAGTTACCTGTACGCCTGGAGAAACTAATGCCATGTTTCACATCCTCATAAACTTATCAAATATTTATCGAACTTTAGAAAAAACAACGAATTGTTTGCCCTTAATAAGGTTTTCACTATTTTACTAATAAATATCTGTATGAGACCAGTCTGTTCTACCTGTCAACAAAGACCTGTAGCAATCAACAAGTATATAGGCGAAAAAGTTTACTACAGAAAATTTTGCGACACTTGTTGTAGATCTAAATTGAAGAAAAAACCTGTTCCCACTTGGTTTAAAGCAGGATACAGAAAAAAATCTACTTGTGAACGATGCGGATTTAAAGCCAAGTTTTTAGATAAACAAATGGCTGTGTATCATGTAGATGGAAATTTAAAAAATACTTCTACAATTAATTTAAAAACAGTGTGTTTGAACTGTAGAGTAGAAATAGCACAAAGCAAACTGCCTTGGCGCGAAAGTCCGCTTATACCAGATTTTTAAGTTCTCGATACAAATCTTCCACAGTACCGTTGTTGTCGACGGTAATATCAAAATCTGTAGATGCCCAACTATACTCACTGGCATGAATATTGGGATAGGTTTTTTTCATTTCCGCGGGTGCAATTCTTGCCAACTGAAACCACTCTGGGTCTGCTCCCCTTGCAATTCTAACTACGCGGCCGCCTGCATGTCGAATACTTGCGATCTCATTGGGAAATCTACAGTCTGTAATGACAATATTGTCTTTAGTTTGTCTTAATTTATTTTCTAAACTGGCAATCCAAATATCGTCATGAAAACTTTTACGACAAACTTCAGTGCCCCATAATTGTAGGACTAATCTTGGGGTGAGATCTGGCATGTCCAAGCGTTCGCTCCACCATGGATCTATTTGCTCACGCCATTCACGGGCAGCTTTGGTGCGACCTTCTAACCAGTCTCTGTTCCAACCAAACACAGCTGACACTGCATCTTTTAGTGTGTTAGCAAAACTTTCTCGTTGAAAGCCGTGAAAATTACAAAGGTAGTCTGCAGCAGTGTCTTTGCCACTGCCAATTAAGCCACAAAATCCTATAATCATGTACTGATTATAATTTATCCTGTGACCCATGTCAATGGGGTAGAACCATCAACATACCGTTTTAGATCTTCTTCCAATTTTTCCATTTCTGCCTGTGCTTCTTGGGCTAATGCAGCACCATTTAGCACAGTACCACCCTGTGGACCTGCCAATTGGCTGAATTTGCCACGAGCCTGTGCCAAAATACTTTTGGCAAATGCTAATGCATATTCCTGCAACCATGGATAAACTTGTGGGTCGCTCAGTAACATACTGTCTGGTTTGTAGTTATAGACCCAAAGTAAAATTGGTTCTAATTCGTTACCATCATAATAGGGATTTGGAATCCAAAATTCTGCTTTTTGCAGGTCTGTGCCTGTAACTGAAGTTGCACCCAGCGTTTGATTGCTGGTAACTGTAATGCTGGTAGCTGTGCCGTTTACACTGACAATTCTGTATTGGCTGTTATATCCGCGGGTCGGGCAGTGTTGAATATAAATGCTGTCGCCTACTGCTAAATTACTTTGATAAGTTGTAGTTGAAGTAGGCAGGGTTATTGTAATAGTAGCCCCTGCGGCAGTAGAAGTTGCTGTAATTGCAGTTGGTTTTACTGTAGTACCACCATCGTATGGGATCTTTCTCACAAGTGTGAGCTTTTTAGTGACTCTGTTCCAAGTATAGTTAATATAGCCGCCAAACATCGTCATGGCTAATTCTTGGTAAGCAGTAAACAGTTCATAGTTTGCAAGGCCGCCTACTCGTCCAGCTACCAACATGTAGGTGTTCAAATAACCCGATGCAAATGGTTCAAATTGGCTGGCTGTAGTACCGCTAGTAGAACCAATACCTCTACGGAATATTTGACGAACTTCTTGAATGTAGTTGGGTAAAATGTACTCTTGTACATTGGGTATTAAATCTAAAAAGATATAGCTTTCTTCGGTACTGTTCTGTGCTTTTTGACGATACTTGGTCAGTGCTTGTTTGATAGCTAAGTCGTAGTGCTCTTTGTCTAGTTCAACATCAACAATTTGATCGCCCAAACGCAAACGGATATAGTCAATCATATCGTTGCGTAATTGGTTAAGAGTTTGAATTTGCTCGTTAGCGGCAATAGCACTGGCTTGGCTGATAAAGCCCGGGCCGCCTAGATTTTGTGTTCTTACGCTATAATCTGATTTTAAGTCTGGTACAACTACTGTATTGTCTGCCATAGAAAAAGTCCTGTTACCCTTATTTAGCTAACAGGACTAGGTCTTTACTGGGTTTTAAGCAACAGTACTTCAGCGTTGACCCTGCCATTCATTTTAGTTTCTGTGGCACGGATTTCATCTAAGAACTTACGCAACTGCACTTTGCCTGCTTTGGCAAACTCCTTCAACTGCTCTTCGGGCTTTCGCAGTGTTTTGCAAACACTTTTGTCCGAGTCAAAGTTAGTAATTGTAGTGCCCTTGATGTTCAGTGTTTGATATGCAGCCGCTACATACTTGCCCAACTTACGGCTTTTACTGTTATAGACCCAAAGCTCTTGTGCGCCAATAATTTCTGCAGGATTAATACTGACAATTTTAAGCTCTTTGTTTTCCTTGGCGTACTTGAGCTTGGCCACAACTTTTTCCTTGGAAGGCGCCTTTTTAACACGAGCTTTTTTAACTGCCTTTTTAACTGTACGATACTGTTCTACAGCGTCCAACAATTGATCAATCCAAGCAATGCGCCGTTTAAAATCAGCGGCTTTGTAGTGACTGTAGCCTTCTCGTACTTGTTCGTCTTTTTTGCTTTGTGCCAGTTCAAGCTCTGCTTTTCTGCGGCTATACAATTCTACATATTTGTTAAGTTGGCTTTGTACCACATTGTTTGCAGTAAACCAATCATAGGCTTTAAAGGACTCTTGGTCGTCATATTTGCCTTCAAGGTCGCCAATAAGTTCGCTGGTCTTTTCAGCAAGCCTGTCTTGAATAGTAGGCTTATAAGCTTCAGGTTTGTCTCCTGCGGCAGTCTGCGCTATGGGCTCGGGTTCAGCAGTTTTGATAGCTTCCAAAATACATTCATCTAAAAACTCAATATGACGAGCTCGCAAGGGCATGCCAGCACGATGTGCCATGACCAAACTACAAGCTGTCATAGGAATACTACGGTCGCCGGCTCGTTCAAAAGCTCGCACTTCGTTTTTATCAAACTCGCTAGTGGACTTCATCCACTCAACCACATACTTTTTGGTGTCTTTTTGGTTGTAGTAATAATTGTAGTAGTAAAAGCTCTTACGCAAAAAATTATCAAACTTGTCTTCAGGCCAATCTTTTGCTTCTTCGGGCCACTGGGGTTCAGTGCCTGTGTACTTTTCATCCATAAAATGCCCGCCACGGGGCTTGCTAACTTTAGTTTTAATTTTGACGCCAGCTACTGTAGCCATGTTGAGTCCTTGAAAAATTTTGATTTGTAATTATACTGTCTTTTGGATTTTTTGTCAATTATGACAAAAGCCTGCTGTAGACCAGCCATTGGTCAAAAGTGTTAACAGCTTCTTCAAATTGTTTATGTAATTCACGCAATTTGGCAGTTTCGATTTTTCTACGCCTGCATTCAACCATTTCGTTAGTTATATCAAAATGGATGTTTTCACAACTTCTGTACAATTTTAGTAAATCTGCACGATGCTGAAGGTTTGGCGTGGCTTTGATTTCGCGGGCCATTCTGTCGAAAATTTGTTGTACTTGCATAACTGTATTATACGGACTTTGGTATTTACTGTCAAAACTTCAATAAATACTTGATATTCGGAACTCAGCATGCCAAGACTGTCAATGTGGCGCGACAACCACACAAATGATTATAAATTTTTTGATAAGCGAATCAGCGAAGAATTCACTGTGGGCGGTACTGGCATTTTACTGCACAAATACTTGGGTCCCCAAGCAAATGGTGCTGCAAATGCATATTCCTTAACTTCCAATGTCACAACAGGTGCATCAACTTTAAGCTTTGCTAATGTTGCTGTGTTAGAAGTAGGACAAACTGTACAGGGCATTAATATTGCTGCCAATACTATTATTACAAGTGTTAACACAACTGCACAAACAGCCACAATCAGTACAGTTACTGCTGGACCCATAGCTAATGGTACTCCAATAAATGTATATTGGCGGGACGCTACTAAACCCAACTATACCAATCAAAGCGTTCTAAACATTCAAGACCTGCTGTTTTTAGAAAACAGAGATAGAAAGTACGATACCAGTGTTTATGTGATGCGTGGCATTTACACTGTAAGCAACCACGACTGGGACTTGTCACAGTTTGGTTTAATGTTAAGTTCCGACATGATTGTTATGACTTTTCATTTAAACGATACTGTTGCTATGATTGGTCGTAAATTGATGAGCGGTGATGTAATTGAACTACAGCACAAAAAGGACTACTATCCTTTAAACGCCGAGCTGCCCGCGGCACTGAAAAGATTTTATGTGATTGAAGATGTTACTTTTGCTGCCGAAGGCTTTAGTCAAACTTGGTGGCCGCATTTGATTAGAATCAAGGCTAAACCATTGGTTAACGCACAAGAATACAAAGACATACTGAACAATGTTGCTGCCAGCGACAATACAGAAACTCCTATCGGGGCTGTTATGACTAATCTTGCTAAACTAGGCGAAATTAATGATGCTATTCTAGCACAGGCTCAAATCGATGTGCCCCTAAGCGGAACAAATATTGATCCATTGTATAACTTGCCGCTGAATCCCGACGGGAGTCCAGGTGATCCTACTGGCCAGTACGCTAACAGCACAGAGCTGTATGTGGACAGCACAGTAGACTATGGCACACAGCCTACCACCCCAGACAGCAACATTCCTGCTTATTTGGGCGGTGATGGTATCGCTCCCGACGGCTGGCCAGTTACTGCTGGTACAACTTATCCTACAAATCCAAATATAGGTGACTACTGTTTGCGTACAGATTATGTACCAAATAGATTATTTAGATTCGATGGCCTAAGATGGGTTAAAATTGAAGATAAAAATCGTACCAATACAACTCCAGGGTCTACTAATAATACCCAACATGGTCTGTTCTATAATAATACTTCTACATTTACAGACACAGAAGGCCGAA